AGAATCACTGCTTAGATTTCAAAAGAACAAAAATTATCTTGTTTTTGATTACGAAACCTGTAATCTCAACTTAACTGCAAACAATAAACCTTGGCAATTAGCATTTCTTGTGATAAAGAATAATAAAATTGTAGAATCTAAAGATTATTGGCTCAAATGGGACGAGCTTCATGTGTCCCCAGAGGCTGCAAAAATTACAGGATTTACAGAAGCGAAGTATAAAAAGAAAGCAACCTGCCCAAAAGCTGCACTTGATCATTTAGAGAAGTATTTGTATGACGACTCTTATCTTAAGGTTGGACACAATCTACTAGGCTTTGATGTTTACATGCACAATCTACATCGTAAACTTGTTGACTCAAAGGCTCAAGCTGATTATAGTTACACAGAGCACCTTGTTGACACCTTGTGTTTGGCGAAAGCACTCAAGAAGCGAATCAAGTTAGATAAAGATGACGACTTTCTTGCTTGGCAATATCGACTCAACCACTTGATCGAAAGAGGTTTGAGTTGTAATTTAAAACAATGCTGCAAAGATTTCGACATCGACTTTGATGAAAAAAAGTTGCATGACGCTTTGTATGACATTACTGTTAATTTTGAAGTATTTAAAAAAATGATCTGGGAAATAGAAGTATGAGCGAATTCACAAAACAATTTACAAGTTATGAAGATTGCATTCCTCCAGGAGTGCGTCTTCCAAATATTAAAATCGAAGAGAAGTATTATAAAATGCTGGAAACATCTCCAGACATATCCAACTTTGACTTTCTTCGTAAACTATGTCATAAAGGCGTATACGATCGCGGAATCGATAAGTTTGATAATAAAAAAGAATACTTTGATCGTGCAAAATCAGAATTAAAAATATTAGATGAACTAGGATTTATTGATTATATATTATTAAATTGGGATATACTTAATTTTTGTCATGAGAATGATATTCCAACTGGCCCAGGCAGAGGAAGCGCAGCGGGCTCACTTGTACTGTATTTGATTGGAGTAACAAATGTTGATCCTGTAGAATATAATTTGTTTTTTGAGCGATTTGTTTCGAAAAGTCGTGCTCGTAAAACCGAAAAAGATGGAATCACTTATCTTGACGGAAGCTTGTTGGCAGATGTAGATAACGACATTGCTTATGAGCGTCGAGCTGAAGTTATAGATTATATCGAGCGCAAACATCCTGCTCGTACCGCAAAGATTCTTACACTGAATACTCTTAGTGGCAAATTATGTGTCAAAGAATGTGGTAAAATTGTTGGTGAATTCACCGAGCAACAAGTTAATGAAGTGAGTGATACTATTCCAAAACGTTTTGGAGTTGTTGTGCCCCTTCAGACTGCTATTGAAGAGAGTGAAAAATTTACCGATTGGGCGGCGCAGAATGGAGAAGTATTTAATATCGCCCTAAAGCTTGAAGGCTTAAACAAAAACACGGGTGTTCACCCAAGTGGTATTGCCATTTCGTTCGACACAATGACTGATATCTGCCCTGTGCAAACATCAAATGATGGTGCATTAGTCACAGGTTATGATATGAATTGGGTGTCTGAACTGATGGTCAAGTTTGATATTCTTGGATTGCGCACTTTAAGTGTGATTTATGATGTATGCAAGAGTCTTGGAATTGATTGTAATGAAATTGATCTCCACAATGCAGAAATATTCAAACCATTACAGGGCCTACGAGCGCCCCATGGCTTGTTTCAGTTAGAATCTGATACAAACTATCGTGTCTGCAAGAAAGTTAAACCACAGAGCCTTGAGCAGCTTAGTGCGGTTATAGCTATTGGTCGCCCAGGAGCTCTTGAGTTCTTAGGGGACTATGCGACTTATATCGAAACAAATGAAGCTCAAGTGATTCATGAATTTTTTACAGACGTTTTGGATTATACAGGAGGAATTCCGCTTTACCAAGAGCAACTTATGCAAATGGCGGTTAAAGTTGGATTTACTCTTGATGAATCAGAACAACTTCGCCGTATAGTAGGAAAGAAAAAGATTGATCAAATGCCTGCGTGGAAAGCGAAGATTGAAGAAAAAGTAAGGCAAAAGGGATTGAGTCCAGATGTCGGAACGATACTTTGGAGTGTTGCAGAGGATAGCGCAAACTATTCATTCAACAAATCACACTCTTTGAGTTATTCGGTTCTTGCTGCATGGACAACATATCTTAAATTTAATCATCCACAACAATTCTTTCTTTCATTATTAAAAATGACAAAGTATGAACCTGCACCACAGGAAGAAATATCTAAAGTTAGTAAAGAATTATCTCATTTTGGTATAAAATTACTGTCTCCAGACTTGGCCAAATCTGGCATGGACTTCTCTATTGAAGGTAAAGATATTCGTTTTGGTTTGAATAGTATAAAAGGCGTTAGTGAAAAATCTTTACAGTCATTGCGTGATTTTCGCTCAAGTGAAACGCCAACCAAATATGACATTTTTCTTGCAGCCAAACAGGCTGGATTGAATATTGGTATTCTCAGCGCATTGATTCAGGCAGGAGCACTAGAAAGCAAAGGATCAAACAGATCACTTATGGTTCTTGAAGCTCAAGCATTCAATCAATTGACTGATCGCGAAAAGCGAAACTTTATACTTCTCGGAGATAAATATGAATATAAATTATTAAATTGTATTGCCGATGCAAAAAAAGGTGATCTTGTGGGAGATGATGGTAAACCATTAATGAAAGAATCAAGGTTCAAAACATTCAAAAGAAAATATGATGTATATAAATCAATTTATGATAAAAATAAACAATATGAAACATTCGCAAATTGGTATTTTGAAACAGAGCTTCTTGGATACAGCCACAGCTCTAATCTAAAAACATGCTTTACAGACAGTTACAATTCATTAAAAGATTCTCGCGACCTTCAACTTATGGACGCAGATGACAAAGGAAAGTTTATTGGCGTGGTAGAAGATTGTATCAAAAGAACTTCGCGAAATGGTAATAAATACATGAAATTAAGTATTGCAGATGAATACGGAAGATATGATGCAATGTTATTAAATTCTCGTCGCGGTAAATTTTATGACAGATATTTTGAATCTGATAAGAAAACTCCCGGAAAAAAGAGTATAATAGTAGCATATGGACGTAAAGGTGAAGATATTGTTTTTCTCGATTCATTGAACATAATGGACGAAAAAATCTACATGAAAATGTCAGACGTTAAGTAATTTAGCGTGTAAATCAATGAAGATGACTCCCAAACCAAACTTTACGCCGCGTGCGCAACAAGCGATCAGTGAAGCAAAAAGAGTAGCAACAAAATTCGGAAATGAATTTGTTAGCCTAGAACATTTGTTTTACGGAATGGTCAATTTGAATGCAGGAATTTTGAGCGAAATATTATTTTTATTACAAATCGATCAGGATCTTCTCAAAGAAGAGGTCGAGAAAACATTCTATATTATAGAAAACGACAGAACTCAAGCTTTTATACCGGAAGATTTTCACGCAGAATATGATGAAGATTTTCATCTTGTATTGAAAGTTGCAGCGAGTATCAGCGATAAACTTGGACATGAGTATGTTGGCGTAGAGCACATGCTGTTAGCTTTATTAAAGTATGAACATTCTAGCATTCCCAGTTTTTTTGATCATTTTCATGCAAGTGAAGATGATATCATCGCAGAAGTTCGAGAATATTTACATATATCAAAAGAACAAACTCCACCAAAACAAGATCGCATAAAATTCATCAAAAAGAATGCTCAAACATTAAAAGAATCAAAACAACCAAATCTCGAAAAATTTGCCACCAATTTAAATGAAGCCGCAAAACAAGGAAAATTTGACAATATCATTGGTAAAGAAAGCGAGATATATGATGTTTCAGAAATTCTTTGCAGAAGAACAAAGAATAATCCCGTATTACTTGGAGAGCCTGGAGTTGGTAAAACAGCTATCGTTGAAGGTTTAGCTCAAAACATTGTAAAAGGTACATGCTCAGACTTTCTACTCAACAAAGTTATATACTCTTTAGACTTAGGATCCTTGATTGCTGGCACAAAATATCGTGGTCAATTTGAAGAAAGATTAAAAGGAATAATCGAAGAAGCAAAAAAGAATAAAGATATCATATTGTTTGTAGATGAAATACACACTTTAGTGGGAGCAGGAAGTGCTGAAGGCAGCATGGACGCAGCAAACCTTTTAAAGCCTCTTTTGGCTCGTGGAGAACTGAAATGTATAGGAGCTACAACTCAATCCGAGTACAAAAAAACAATCCTGAAAGATGGAGCATTGGATCGTCGTTTTCAATCAGTAAAAGTTATCGAGCCAAACAAAGAAGAGACGCGACAAATTCTTGAAGGAGTTAAAGATAAATACGAAAGCTTTCATAGCATACATTATCCAGAAGAAACACTAGATTTGATTGTTGATCTGTCTGCAAAATATATATTAGATAAGCAGTTTCCAGATAAAGCTATAGATATTCTCGATCAAGTAGGATCAAAAGTAAAAATTAAAAATATCGAACGCCCGCAAAAAGCAAAAGATATAGAGCAACAATTAGAACTGCTAGCAGTTCAAGAAGCTAACTTGCAGTCTATAGGTCAGTCTTACGATGAAACCGAAGATCAGCAATTAGATTTGCTTGAGCAGTATGACAAAATCATAACTGAATGGGCAAATAAAACAATGAAAAAACGCATTGCAGTTAAACCCAAGGACATATTCGAAGTTTTGAGTTCTCGCACAGGAGTTCCTGTTCAAGACATGAGCAAGAAAGATAGTGAAAAAATGCTTGGGCTACTTAAAAACCTTAATCGTAGAGTTGTTGGTCAAAAGCAAGCTTTGCAAGAAATCTCAGAATCTATACTTCGTTCGAAATCTGGCTTACAGGATCCTAATAAACCTGTAGGAAGCTTCCTTCTTGTTGGCGCAAGTGGAACAGGTAAAACTCATACCGCAAAATGTATTGCAGAATTTATTTATGGTAGCAAAAGCACATTAATTCAAATAGACATGAGTGAATACAGCGAAAAGATTGCTGCTACAAGATTGATTGGTGCTGCTCCAGGTTACGTAGGATACGAAGAAGGCGGAGAGTTAACTGAAAAAGTTCGCCGCAATCCATACAGCGTTGTTTTGTTTGACGAAGTCGAAAAAGCTCATCCAGAAGTGCTCAATATTCTTCTTCAAATTATGGAAGAGGGAGTTGTGACCGATAACAGTGGAAGAAAAATACATTTTAATAATTGCATAATCATATTAACTGGAAACATAGGCAGCGAGAAAGCTGCCAAGCCAAACATTGGCTTCGGTCAGAGTGATAGCGAATCAGTAGCAAAAGACAAACTTTTCACAGAGTTGAAAACATTCTTTCGTCCAGAATTCCTTAATCGCTTGAATGAAGTAATATTATTCAATGACTTTGATATCAAAGAGCTAGCTAAAATAGTGAAGCTTGAAGCGTCTAAAGTGGCAGATAAATTGATAGATAAAAACATAAAAATGTCTATCACACCAAGCGTATCAAAATATATTGCAGAGCAAGCTGCTAAAGAAAAAATGGGAGCTCGTCCAATAAGAAGAATAATACAAAAATTAATTGAAAATCAATTGAGCACATTACTTCTAAGCAAAAAATTGCCTGAAAATTCAACAATCAAGTTCTCTCTAATCAAAGGAGAACTAGAATACAAAATTACGGAAGAAGAGGTTTGATGGGATCGGGAAGTTCGGGATTTTTAACTTCCATAGGATCCTCGAACTTCTCACCTGGATTGTTGTGAAGATCCTTACTAGTGTCATTTTGTTTTTCATTATAGATGCTCATACATGCGCCAAAACGATCTCCTTGAATAGGATAACGTTTCTTCATGTTTGCATCTAATATGCAACGAGTAACAAATTGATCACCGCTTTCTTGTGCAGAAGGAGTTGGATACCGTTTATCTTGATTAGATAAATAATTATTTTTCTCGGAATCAGATTCCTCTTCTTTTTGTGCAGGAAACATTTTTTCATACTCAGAATACTGTAAAGCTTTATCAATACTTTCGTATGCTTCATTTACATTCTTTCGAACCCAGTCTTCTAGCATCGTGTTATCGTTGACCATCTCATACATCAATCTAGCTTTTTTCCAAATGTGAAACAATTGAGATTTGATGATTTTATTTGGATTAGAATTACTTTCTGAAATTTCGCTCATGATAATGTATTACACTGTTTTAATTATAATATCCGTCGAGATTTGGATTTTGTCCTGTAGCAGGCGCATCAGCGCCGTGTACTTGATTAGGCTTGGCTCCATATAGGTTATATGCATGAACCAAATCTTTCAACCTTTCCTGGGAAGATAAGTATGCTTCATGATAACTTTTCGCAGTAAGATTTTTATTTGATCTTTGGATCATTGAGTCCCCTTCTCTTATAACCTGAAAGTCTGCATTACCATCGCTTCCGTCAATACCCCTTAATACCCTACGATGAGATTTGCGATTATACTCGCTAACATATAATTCTGTTAATATTGATTGTTCCTCAAGATTAAGCCCGCTAGGATTTGCCCCGCTAAATTGAGAATAAATTAAGTTATTTAATTCCCCCAAATGACCCTCAAGCCATCCAGATATTAAGCCAATTTGTGTTTCTCTAGCTGCTCCCTGCGGTTCGTAACCAATTTCTTGGTCGTGAATAAAAACCGCCAAATGACCAAGGTTTGTATCTGGATGTATGTCGTGAGCCATGTTAACCTCTCAAGTAATCGATAACCTCTTTATGCTTCGGATTGTTGGGGTCAAGGTGTAAAGGTTCTCCCATAACTTGAACACTTCCCTTGCCATGTAAACTTGCATCAAATGCTCGTTTAATCTTGTTTTTTAACACTGTTTTATTTCCAGCTGGAAATACTCCAACCTTAACTGCGAATGCTTGAAGATCTGTAAGATTCATATCTTGCAGCATATCAGTAAATACTCTTTTATCGTTGGTTTTAAATGGATTAATTTTTGGAATACCTAGGATTTCTTCAAGCTCGCGTGCCTTAGCGACTTGATCTTCATAACTTTTTCCGTTTGTTTGTTGAAGATTCTCAAGTTGTACTTTCTTCTTTTTTGCGGTTGCTTTTTTAGAAGCAGTAGACTTGCTCGATGTTGTTTTTTTGTTTGCCATAATTTATACCTTTTTCCTTTTAGGATTATACACTAATATATAGTAAATTGATAAAATAAAAAATCCACCCCAGTTTCCTGAGGTGGACCTTTTATAAAACGTTAATTTTTAAATTAAAATTAAACGATAAGACCAAGTAATACGCGATCGTCGATGATCATGCGACCCTCTTCAAGAGAACCGTAATAACCAATCTTGGATTGACGTGTTACGAATTGATCGTCGGATACGAGAGAAAACTCATCTCCGGACTCGGAATCGGTAGCTACTGCACGAATCATGGATTCGCGACTAAGGTCAGCACCAACAAGGATTTGCTCACTAGCACCATCGAATGTTGTTGCGCTAGCGCTCACAGAATAGTGATCACCATAGTCTGTACTACCTGCAGCTGTATCAAAAACAGTATTCCATTTTTGACCATTACCCAATTCATTATACTCTTGAATGGATACGCCATAGAACTCAGGAATGCCAGCGCTATTGAAAATAGCGTCACGCATTGTGTCGGTACCAGCAATTCCGTCTCCAGCAGTTGGTACTCCACCAGCTCCACCAATTGTGTTAATTGGGTTGTAAGCTAAACCACGAATTTCTTCTACGATTTCAGGAGAAACAAGAAGATCTGTGATTCCGCGTCCGCGACGATCAGCAGGTGTTCCGCCAGTCCAAGAAGTATTAATTCTTTTGGCCTTAGTGAACAATTTATTGAGGTCTGAGAGTAAGAAGCGATTAGCTTGTGCAGAACGCATAACGTGTTTTTCGCTATTCGTTACAGCGCTAGCTAAGGCAGTCATTATCATTGTAGCAGAAGTTTTTTCTTGCTTAAGAAGAATTTCTTGTGCCATACGTGTGAATGTCTTACTAACAACGTCAAGTCTGGAACGAGAAGCATAACGCTTGTCGAAACTCAATGCACTGTCGAGAGTATAAGTTGTGAACTTAAGCTCGCTTTGTGAAGGAGCAACTTGGTTGGTAGGAAGTCCACCAGGAACTGATTGACTCCATACTTGGATGTAATCTTCGTCAGTAATGTCGTGGTAAAGATCCAAAGGAATACTTGGGCTCTCGTCACTGTTAAACTGAAGACTAGTAAACATGTTGCTTACTGTAGGGGCTGTGTTAACAACTTCTGCCAAAACTGGACCGATAAATTCGGCTAAAGCAGTTTGAGCTTCATATGCAACATCGCGATTCTTCGAAGCCATAGCTTTGATAAGCTCGGCTTGCTCGGGAGTGTTTTGTAAAGTAATTTTCATTTTCTTAAATTTCCTTTCTTAGAAGCTGATTTTGCAGAGAAACTTTGCAGAACTATCGCTAGTATCAGTTCCTGTTGCAATTACTTTTCCTACAACAGCTGTTCCAGCACCACTAGTACCTGCTGCGGCCAATTGTCCAGCTACAGAAGAGATAACAAGGTTATCGTTTAATGAAGGAGCACTTTCAAAAGCTGCTGCAGTTAAAAGAACTAATCCTTTGGTCAAAACAGGAACTGTTTGTCCAGGAAGAACTCCTTGCGCTTCATCAAGCTTTTGTTTGTAGTACAACATTTTTTCACCATTTTCATCAAAAGCAAGAGTTTCACGAAGTGTGATTCCCAGAGCTTTGTCTGCGGTGTCAGCGTCAGCAAGCGCAACAGTCATACCGTTAGAGGGGTATGCGTTAAATCCGACATGTGAACCATTGCTTGCTCCAAGGTAATCTCTAAGATTACCTGAAGTGGAAAGCGTGGATGGTGCATCACCGGGGAGTGCGCCCGCAGCTACTTGAACAACAACACCTGCGTCAAATTCGCCGCTACCGCTAGCAACAAAACTCGAAAGAGTTGCTGAGCTAACGTCAAGCGAGAACAAATTGACAACGTCATGTTCGCTGTAGTCTCGGTATGGTAGTATTCTTTTTGCCATAATTTTTTTCTTTCTATATATTAGTATGAAATTTTAACAGATTCTTTGAAAGTCTTGGAAAGACGATCACGAAGTGAGTCTCCATCCGAAGAGCTTTCATTGTTGTTTACAACAGCAGCTTCTTCAACTTCAAGCGAGTCAAGAGCTTCAGATACTTCGTCAGAAGTTTCTTCTGTAGCTTCTACCTCTTCTTGAATTTCGGATGCTTGTGCAACTTCAACTTCAACTTCTGTTTTTTCTTCTGTCGCAGCTTCAACTGTTTCGAGGCGCTTTGCAACTTCTGCAGCTACGCGATCTTCGAATGCCTTTTGCTCGGCAGCGATAAATTCTTTGTTTTTATGTTTCCAAACCTTAGCAAGCTTTTCTTGATAACCTGCAAAACTTTCTTCAGTTTCGTCAAGGTCAGTAAGTTCAGACGCTACGATTTTAGAATCTTCTTCGTCAAGGTCATAGATTTCGTTCAACATCTCCATGCGAGCATTAAAACGAACTTCAGATTCGCGAGCAGTATTTTCTTGCTCGAGAGCTGAAAGCTTCTCTTGAGTGGATTGCAGTTGCTGTTCTACTTCACCCATTTTCTCTTGAAGAGAATTTTGAGCCTGAACAGCTTCTTCTTTTTCAGCTTTAGCCTTGTCGAGATCAGCAACGTATTGTTCGCCTTTCTCACGGATAGCCTCGATAAACACTTTTGAGATGCTTGCGACGCTCTCTTCAGAGAAATCTTGGTTGCCAAGCTTTTCGTCTAAAGCTGCTCGGAATTCATTTATGATTGTGTCTTTGTCCATAATAGTATTATTATTGGTTTCTTTGTTTAGTACATTTTCTTGTGAGGAATGGGAAGTTTTTTTGCTTTTTGTTATTAATTCGTCGATTGGCTCATTTCTGCTTGATGTTGCAGCCTTGGGTTCACCTTGTTGAGTGACTAAACCTTTTACATCTGCCGCAGGGTTGGAAGTGAAACCTATTCCTAATGGATATATCTCACCAACAATCAAGCGATTAACTTTTCGACCGTCTTTCAATGCCCCTTTTCCTCCCAAAGATTTTAAATAAGGAGAGTACGCTTTAATCTCTTGAGGATCTGAAACAATTGTTGATTCGTGCAAGTCATCTCCACCAACAGATATTACATAATCATTAAAACCAACTTCCCAACTTGTAGAAACAGTTTGATAATAATCGCTTTCTGGGTCGGTTGAGTTCATAACCAAATCAGTAAACTCTTTACTCGCCGTTTTATAGACTACTGCGGCAAGTGCAATATTGTAAGCGCCTTCAGTAATCAAAGCTTCGTCATCACTTATTAATTCAGATGAATCATCATATCTTGAGAATCCGGCAGATACGATATGCCCAACAATTCTATCTCTATCGTGTTCAATGTTAGTTGGTTTATGAATGAAAAAATCTTTGATTGCTACAGCAGCCTCGCTATCAATACCATCTCCATTTTTATTAAATTTATTTACTACTGCTGCATTGAATGCCACTCCAAGCAGGTCAATATTTCTATCAAGATCGATATTTTGAGGAATCAGAGGCTTGAGCGAATCAAGAGATGCCTGGCTGATATTCGAATGCTCGATGTCACTTGATGCGAAAACTACGCTATCAAAAGTCGCGGTGTATTTATATTCTTTAGACATTTAAATAAAATGTACACTCAGTTTATAAACATGGGAGTAAAGCTATAATCAATATTCTCTGTTTTTGCATTCATCATATCATAATAAAGTTTAACCATCCAATTGCCAAGTACAAGAGCGGAATAACTGTCTTTTCTCGCTTTTTCTGGACCAGTTTGACGTTTCAAACTTGGCGGTAAATCGAAATTTTGAGTACCTCCCGCAGATGTTGTTATCTGAACAAGGGAGCACTGCGTCTTGATTAGATTCATCATATCAAACTGATGTTCAACAAAGTCGATCATTTTTGCAGCATTTGTTTGACGCTCTAAACTTTGCGATGTTCTCAGGAATTTTATATCCTGAATAGGTATTTTTTTGTTGCGTTGCTCATTGTATGCATCATCAATCGCGCGGCTAGCAAAGAATATTCTGTGATGATCAAAATTCGCCTGCAATAATTCATTTGCTAATCGTATCCATTGACTGGTAGGTTTTCTTAGGTAACAAATAGTTTTATCATCAAGATTATACTCTCTTTTCCCTTCAATAAGTTTTTCTTGGTAGTGCTCTAGATCATCAAAGTTTGTGTTTAGACATTGTATATTGATTTTGTTTTTCTTGAACAAACTACTTTCATTGCATGCATTGATAAATTGTACGCCTCCATTATAATCGCCGACAATAGAGACAATATTAAAATGAGTTAACAAGTAGTGAAAATAAAATATATGTTGTTTTAAATTTGTTCCGCTGAGCGCATAACTATGAACGACAGTTCCATTTTTTTTGTCGTCATTCAACTTGAGTACCATCATTGCAAAGTCATCACTACTTTCACTTTCTGCCCAACTAGGGTCAAATGCAAGAATATATTTTGCACCCACTTCACCGCAGACCTCTATAGTTGGATTCTCTCCGTCCTTGAGAGTGCAGGATGCCATTTTGGATGTTTTAAAGTATCCACTACTATCATCAGTGAATATCGATCCAAACTCTCGATCAAACTGACTCTGACTCATTGTGGATTTCGCTTGATTTAATAGATTTTGGTCATACAACTGTTTTGGCGCACAATCATAACTAAATTGCATTATTACTCTATGAGCATCACTTTGTTTTTTGCTGCCACTTCGTATCAAATTTTCAAACTGTTCGTATGCTTTGTACATATACTCAAATTTATAACTTGCAGAAGAAAGTGCTATAAGTTTATTATTTTTCCAGACGTGTCGATCATCTTCACGCATCTTTCCTTGTTCAATTAGATCAGTTTCTAAATTATACAATGATTCTCGTTGTGTTGGATTTTCTACGACACTCAAGAATGGTATAATGACCTCATTATAGATCCGCTCAGGCATTAATGCAAACTCATCAATTATGATTCTATGAAAACGAAAACCACGAAGCTTTTCACCGTCACCAAGTGGCAATGCACGAATTCTACTACTGCCAATTTCGAGCAGCCACTCGTCATTACTTTTTGATTTGTGCGTGATGCATTGTGAAAGATATGCAGCTCCAGGTTTGCTGGCAATATCTTCTATTTTTTTGAAGATCATTTTTGCCTGACGAAATGATTTAGAAAGTATTCCAATCTCAACTCCTTGATTTAGTAGTGCATCAAGATACGCATAAATTGCGGTGGTGAATGATTTACTCATACCCCGACTCCACACACCCATGAAGTAATCTGTCTCGAACATAGCCTTGATTGCCATATGTTGAAAGGGAAACAGTTGTACACCGCTCACCAAGTCAGCAGTGAATGTGATATTTTCTCTTAAAAACTCATACAATAATAATTTAGCTTCCTTTTCTTCAATAAAACCTTTAATCTCTCCAAGTTTTTTGTTAAAGTCTTCGTCTCCTCTGCGCGAAAGTTGATTTCCTGTCTCCCAAGCCATTATATTAATTTATTGCTGATGTAATATTGTAAATCAACATTCCATAATTTCTTACCTAACGTTAAAATTTTTGGAATTAGTTGTTGGGACTGTTCCCTGCCACCTGTAAAAATAAACTGGCAATTACCAGAGAAATCGTGCGCTAATACCCTCATGTTGTGATAAATATACTTCATGTTGGATGTGTGTGGCGACCATTTATTACGCTTTTCCATGGTACTCATATCTGTTTCTGTTACCACAAAAAGGTAACTGTCAAAATCTTTCGTACGTTGAAGTTCTGCACGAAATCGATCGAGGTTGTTTTTGCTTAGCGTGGACTTGAAATCCGTTTCGCTTTTTCGATCAACGTATGTATAATCGTAATGATTGCTGCCCACAGCATAGTCTCCAAAGTCTAATTTTAATGATTCTGAACTGTCAAACTCAAGAGGTTGTTGTTCACGGGTGTCGATAAATATTTTAACATCATCTGGTACAGGGTTTTGCCATTCATCTGGCAAGCGCGTGCTAAACAATGGTTTTACTCCAACTAAATCACAAGCTTTGCTATATGAGCCAAAATGCTTTTGATATAAATCAACAGTAGGCATTTCGCTCGTTTTTAGCTCTACATGTGATGGACCAAACTTCAACTCCTTACGCTTAATTCTTCGATCAAGCAATTCAAGAATATATTCTTTTACTTGTTTATCGGGGGTGCTTTTGCACCAATCCAACAACTGTTGTCGGTTAGCGAAATCTCGGTCAAAATATTGTTCTTTATTTTTAAATGGTAAAGGGCTCCCAGTGAGCAAATTATTTCGAGGATAATATTTGGTATAATATTCTGCAAGAGTAATTTTGTGAGAGCGTAAATGCATATGTAAACTTTTCTGGCTCTCAAATTGCGCAGAGCATATCTTACACTGATTCATTTTTCTAAATTACGTCTTCCTTGGATATACCAAGTACTCTAGCTTTCCAGTCAGGCATAGACTCTAAATGATCAGCTTCTTCTCGTGCAGCTTGCTTTTGAAGTTCGGCGATTTTTATCATAACTTCACGCTCTTCTTCTTCTTGAAACAATTGAACAAGCGCAAGAATATTAGCATTTTGTTGTTGCTTTGTGTTGATTCTTTTGGAACGATCACCTTGAAGTTTTTGAATGAGAGATTCCATTCTTTTTTCGCATTGATTGTATTCCTCGCTTTTTGTTTTTAATAGTTCTGCCAATCGAACAGTTAGATCTTGTTGATCTTCTGCCTCATCAAACATTCTATTCAATTTATTGATTGCGCCCTGTATATTTTTTAAATGTATATAATCCATACATACATTGATGTATAAATTAATTTCATCACTTGTTAAATCTGGTTTATCCCAGGTTGCACGCACAAATTCTGCCTCAAATAAATCGCGATCTTCTTGACTGTCATAATTATTTATAACTTGTATAAAGCGGGGAGAAGCAAGAAAGCCACCTAACGACTCAATTCCTTTTCTTTCCGCCATACTCAATTTATTTTCATCAATACGAGTTTGAGCGTAATCATTTATTTTCTTTATGATCTTGCTTGGAGCTTTGGGCGGAGAGTATTTCCTAAAGGTTGCGTCTTCAATCGCAGGAGTTGTTAGGTGTTCATTGCTTTCAACATATGCATGAATAGCGACGTATTCTTGGCCAACCTTTGTTATTCTTGCGTCTGGAAATAATATAGCTGCAACTTGACCGCAGGTCATACCATCACTAATAGAATTATCAATAAAGTCTTTTTGCTCTTGATTTAAAGCTATTGGGTCTTTGGCTCCAAAATGTCGAGTTTCATAATTTATCTCATTATCTGCAAGGAATTTTCTTACAGCTCTTCCCTGCTTGCTACGACCATCAATATCTTGTAATTCTGGAAAAACTAATTTTGTTAATTCTGTCAGGTCATTGATATCTTTAGCGCTTTCGCGGATAATATCTTTCTGTTCTTTAGTTAAATCCACGGTAGATCAGTTCTTAGGGATATAACATCCTCTCTGGCCAATATATCTTGAGCTTTTTGCTTAAACATTTTCTTTAAGTTTTTTATTTGCTTGTAACCTGCTTTCCTGCCCTTTTCACTTGTCTTGTAACCCATTTTTTTAGCAACAACCTCTTCATCTAAATGCTCAACAAATAATAATTCATATACTTGATATTGTTTTTCGTTTAACTCTTTTTTCATATGAATGTTTAATTTCTCTTGTGCATCAAGAATATTAAAATTATAATCTTTCATGGCTCCAACCTCATGAGTATGATTTTCTAGGGCTAGAGCCATTTTGATTCCGTAAGCAGGCTTCTTTGTTCGCTCCCACTTTGCATATAAGGGGCAAGAGGAGTCTTGTAGGCCGCTTTTGGTAAAGCCACACAAAGAAGCCTCACCTCCATCTTTTGTGGCACAATTTTGATTAAATGGACAGTTTAAGCAAGGCCTCACAAAGTTGCTGTAATTGTTTCGCAAAATGTTCTTCATCTGATTGGTAATAATTTTATTGATCCACGGCTTTAAGGATCTTCGTTGATCCCATTGATGCCATTTTTTATGAATGTGAGCTTTTATGATTTGCTCAACATCTTCAAAATCAAACCAAGCAAGAGAATCAAGAAACCACTTGCCTCTTCTTTTTTTTATTTCAAGATCAATTTCGTCAGATTTGTCCTCGTAGATGAATTTAGGATTTTCTTGGTCTGCCACGTCTTTTAGCTTTTTTTTGAGAAGGTTTGGGTTGATCATTTTTATTAGCAGCTTCTATTTCCTCGAGAGGGAGAATATCCTTGAGACTAAATTTATTTTTGTCTTGTTCGATGCTGTATGAAAACTTGGTTATATCCGGAACCTCGTATACATCTGTACCATCGGGATCCTCGATCTCTGCGCGTTCAACAGGAGTTCGTCGTTTTTGAGCTCGACGGATGGGTGTCGACTTGCTTGCGCTAGTCGAACTCGTTTTAGCCGCAGATAATATGTTTATACCCTCTCCACAACCACCGCAAAATTTCGGGGCTTGAATAGAGTACATATTTTTAAAACCACAATGAGGACAATATGAGAAAGCCATAATATATTTATATTATAGCTTAAAATATAATTATATCAAATAACCGCTAATTACGCGTGCTTGTTTTTTTACAAATTCTTCAGCTTCTTCTCCCCATGCGCGATTTTCCTTAACATAATCCAGTACAATCACACCAAGAATACGACCATTTAATGTTTTAATAGGTCGTGCAAATATACTTTTAACACCCTTTTCCTCAAGAAATGATTTGAGTGTTATATCTTCTGTATATTCTTGTAGATTTTGACATATAAATGTTTCCTCCTTGGCAATATTTTTTACTAATCCGTGGAAATTTGATGTTCGAATGTTTTGCAATTTGTGGCATTCTGCACTAATTCCTTCACTAACCACCTCATATGTGCAACTCAATTTTTGTTGACTGCGTCCTGAAAAATAATGCTCCCCATTATGAAACTCAAGAACATACACTCGATCAGCTTCAGTTTCCTGCTGAAGGTATTCAATCGCCGTGATTACATTGTTATGGTGGCCTGGGTCATACTGAAATTGTTTACTCTTTTTTTCGTCATACTTCATCTTGAAATATATACCGAATACTGCAGTAGCTGCAGAAACTACGCCTGTTAAAACACTAATTATATCAAGCCCACTATTCATTTTTTAATTAATTTCGACGAGAGGGTCAAAAGCATAACCGATCCTATTATAATTGAGAACCATAATAAGGGCCCATAAACATCAAGCTTTTGCAATTCATCACTAATATATGATACATTATTTTCTTGCAGAGGAGAAGCTTTTTCCGCTATTTCTTGCGGTTTCTGTATGATTTTTTTTACGCAACCACTAAATAATAAAAAAAATAAATATATATACTTCATCTGCGTTTACTTGGTATCGCATAAAATCCAACAACCATAAAACACAAATCCATAAAACTTGCCAACATTAACCCTCCAGTCATTTTGATCATCTCCCAATCTTTACCTCCAAACAACCAACTAGCAAAACCCAATCGACCACCATCTCCTTTGGGCACGATAAGGCTGTATTCTATTTGTGGATTCATTGCATAATAGATCATCAAAAAACACATAGTGAAAGTGATGCTCATAAATAATATTCTACGTGTCACTTTAACAAAAGGATCACTGCTATTTTTTTCTTGACTGTCGATCAATGCTTTTAACATTGTTTCGTCTCTTGCCGCGAGCGCCAATTGATCTTGACGTTTTTGCTCAAGCCATGCATTCAATAAATTACAACCGAGCTTTATTCCGGCACCTATGATAGTGTTTAATATTGGTCCCATGATATTTTATACACTTTGTTTAGTGTAATATATAATATGAATAAATATGCTTACTATAAATTGCTGCTGGTTTTAGGAATATTCACTGTTAGTGTTTGGATATTAACATCTTGCCTAAAAACAGATCTAAGTCAAATCAAAAATATACCCACTCAAAAGGAATATAAATCGAAAATAATATATCATAAAGATTTAGGATATTATTTTAATCGACAAAAAAGTTTTAATAGTGTTCAAACACAAGTTCCAACAGACATTCAAATGTTGATGCTTGACTCAAAATATCAACCATTAGATTACTTTTTTTGGAGAAAATTTAATAGTTGGTTTAAAGACTTAAAGTTTCAAAATGGAATCATGGCGGGCGTAGACAATAGCGAAGCTTGGGATTGCGATAACTTTGCTATGCTTTACAAATCACTTGCCAGTATATCCGCCTACAAAGGTAATGGAAATGTAGACAGCGCAGTCGGACTTGTGACTGTTTTACAAATCAATGAATTTGGAGGTGTTCCTGCTGGAGGTCTGCACATGTTAAACATTGTATTCACTTCAAAAAATTGGTATATATTTGAACCGCAAACAGGAGAATTCATAGAATTGCACAAATATCCAAATCAAAAGTACATACAATACATTATAATGTAAAAAATGTAAAGAATGTGTAATATACATCATATGTCACAACGAAACATCCTAGAAACACTTAGTAAAAATCTAAACTCTTATCAGTCAACATGTTGGCTAAAAACAGAAAACGCAAAATTAAATGGCGCGACTCCTGCAGAATTGATGATGGAAAATAAACTTGACAAAGTGTCAAAAATATTGCCCGACGAAATTAAAAGAATAAAAAGTAAAAAAAACTAATTTTTTCTTACAGGTTACGGTCTGAGTGCTCCCTGGATAGTCGCAGTGAATTTCATTTGATTCGCAGCTAAAAATGAGCCTACAGAAGTAGGGTTGTCGCTGCTACTTGATATCATAATTTTTACTTTATTGGACACGCTAGTGTCTAAACTTATAGAATATGTTGTGCGAAGATCTATATCTGGACTAGTTATTCCTGATGGCGAAGTTGGACTCTTATAAATATAAGTAAAATTAGCAATATTAAATTCTTGGGAGACTCCACCTATCTGAAAATCATTGATTTGATCTAATCCTCCGCTTTTTGTATATTTATATGAAAATTGAGATCCTACTGTTGGAGCAGCAATAGTCCATTGATTTGGTTGAGTAGCATGCATTGATCCGTGAGAAACAATTTCTGCAGTTACATCCAAAGAAAAAGAAGATCCTGATGAAATCAGATTATTCTCATTAAATTCTATCAATCCAACGTGCGAAAGTGATGAACTGGTACTAGCGAAAACGGTCGCGTTTTTGGAATCAACGTATGGTTGTGTTTCTTGAAGCGCTGTGAATAAATCACCCGCGATCATACGAAATGTTCCTCCTCCAGGTGTTTGTATAATAACAAAGTCACTACTGGGCTGAAAGCTTGATTGTGAGAGTAACGGTAAATCTTCTATTCTTTTGTCGGCCATATCATATGGTACACAATTTTATTTTTTTATAAATTATATTTTTTTGTGTATTATATATTCATGAATGACGCGCTAGGAAAAATAAGTATTTTATTGTTGCTTTTTTACATGGGATGGTTTATACTAGATCAAAATAAATTAATACAAAATCAACGCGAAACAATTCAATCCATGAAGACTCAACTGTTTCTAGATGAAATAATATTAAAAGAATATCAAAAAAAATTTAAAACACAGAGCAAATACTTATAATACAACATGACAGATCAAAACAATCAAACAAACGAAGATAATACAAACAATTTATCAATCGAACGTAAAAATGCTGCTATTGTATTAGCAAATGAATTTATGGGACAAGCTACTCTTGGAGAAGCTCTTTCTCAAGTATCCTTGAACGCACTCATTCAACTCGCTCAAAACAAAGCTGTTGAGCAAGGACAACAACAAGTTCAAGAAATGACTGATGAACAAGTCGATCAATTGCTTGAAGTTGTGGCCCAAAAACAACAACAAACAGAAGCTGCCGCACAACAAGCAGTAAGTGAAGTTTCAAAACAAACAGCAACCTCTTAAAAACTTAAAATAAAATGGCTGATAAAAAAATTACCGATCTAGTAGAGCTTAATGCAAGCGCTGCAAATGATGATTTATTGGCCATTGTTGATGCTAGTGATACTACAGGTTCTAGCGATGGAACATCTAAACAAATTACTGCTGCAAATTTATTGTCTGGTGCGCCCGACAATTCAACCCCTGTTACACTCGCCACTGTCGCAAGCAATTACTTGTCGTTGAGTGGACAACAACTTACGGCAGGTACAGTTCCAGTTTCATTGGGAGGTACAGGAGCAACAACTGCTGCCGCTGCTCGTACAAGTTTAGGTGTTGATGCATCAGGAACCGACAATTCAACCGATGTTACGCTAGCCACTGTCGCAAGCAATTACTTGTCGTTGAGTGGACAAGAACTTACGGCAGGTACAGTTCCAGTTTCATTGGGAGGTACAGGAGCAACAACTGCTGCCTGCTGCTCGTACAAGTTTAGGACTTGGAACAGCTGCAACTCAAACCGTAGGAACTTCGGCAAATAATGTTGTACAATTAGATGGATCCGCAAAATTACCTGCTGTTGATGGATCTGCATTAACCAACTTGCCAAGTCCTGATGTAAACGGACTCCTCACCACCGCCCTACGAGGCACGGACAACCCGCACATCGGAGCGAATCCTAATCAGAGTTTCAAGGTTGTCGATAATCCGAGCAAGTCAGTCATGATCATAGCAGATGCGGACGGCAACTTGGACTTTTTGGTAAAGAGTGACTCAGCTAGTATCTACCTAAACACTCCGTCTGCTAGAAAGGCGGCTTCGTTTGGATTTAGTGTAGTCGAAGATTCGACCGAGCCTGACATTGAGGTGGTGGGTACTCTAGCTGGTGCATCTGAAAACTACTCTGTTATCTCAGGAGACTCTGACTCTAAAGGAGCAAACGGCTTACCAATTCGCCAAGGCTTTCAAAACCCCGACATAGGGGCAAATCCGGCACCGATCTTAATCTCAGGCGGGTACAATCGCTTAACAACATTCTAACTTAGAACACACATATTATGGCAACAGTATACATATTCAACGGCACACAAAGCGGAACCGCAGATGGTTCTTATTCAGATCCTTATGATTTATCGAACATAACAACCGCAGAATCAGACGCAGGTAGTGGTGGAATTGTTATTTTTAAAGATGGTGCGTATACAGGAACAAGTTTAACTTTTGCTGATGGTTCTTTAAATTACCCGCTTACTTATAAAGCAGAAAATGCAAATGATGTTACCATTACTATGTCTACGAAGTTTACTTTTGGTAATACATCGTTAGCTAGTAACTTAACTTACCAAGATTTAAAATTTGTAAACTCAGCCACCAGCATTGGGGATCGAGTTGTGTTCAGGCAGTTATCTACGGATACATCGATTAGGCATTTTGCCGATCGTTGCACTTATGAGTCTTTTGTATTTGGAACTTATTTTGCCCCAGCAAGCGATCAAGAAAGATTGAGGTTAACCAACTGCGTTTATAAACACACAGGTTCATCACATTGGATGGGTCACCTTAGTGATGCAACCGCACAAGACCTTGAATTAATTGGATGCACTATTTACTCAAGCGGTACAGGTACATCTATTTTTAATCGGTATAATGTTACATTAAAAAATACTATTATTTTCGATCCAAATAATACAATAACAACTTGGCAATCCAACGGGTCTACTACGATAACAGGGGCTTGCGATTTAGTTAGGGCGGATGGAACTGATTTAAAAGCAGATGCGAACAACATCGCTCAAGACCCACAATTCGTAGACGCCGCAAACGGCGATGTACGCCTCCGCCCATCCTCTCCTTGTATCGGTGCTGGAACCGCAAGCTAAGTAGTCATGCCATTAAATAAACTGCACAAGAAGGACTTTACCATTGCGGTGAAGACGGGTACTGACGCAAATAGATCAAAGTTTTCAAAAGAATGTGTTCAAGGTGAATTGTACTTTGCTACTGATACAAAAAAGATCTATGTGGCAGAAACAACTGCTGGTGAATTTGATGCAACAATATCTGAGTTTACGTCTAGCGCAAGTGGAATAGGAGGTAGTTTCTCAAACCGTTATGCTTTACAATTTAATGGTTCCAATCAATCTCTACACAGCTCAAGCACAACCCAGTCGTATTCAGTTGGTACAATTTCACTTTGGTTCAAGCTAGACTCAGCTATTACCGTAACGTCATCAGCGCAGTCATTGATTGGTTTTGGGGGATCATACACGGGTTTAGTTTTAGGCGGTGATACAGGCTCAGTTAGCAACGAGCTACTTATGTTCCGTACCTCTACAGCTAATTATGCTTATACGGATGCCGCTGGCTCAATAGATACAACTTGGCATCATGTTGCGGTTACTTGGGATGGAGCAGCCTCTGAATACAAGATTTACCTAGACGGAACTCAGGTAATGAACACTAAAACAGGCACTCATTCGCAAGCAACTATAGATGATGTAATCATAGGTATCAGAGATGTAAATGGAGGGTACTTTCACGGAATTATTGATGAAGTAGCTATTTTTAGTCAATCAATGACTGCAATAGAGGTCGCTAATCTACAAACCAACGGAAAACCAAATGCATTAAACCTTCTTACACCTCAACCGCTAAGCTGGTGGAGGATGCTTGACAGTGAAGGTGGATCAGGCTCTTCAGTAGCTGATGATGGAACACTTACAAACGATATGGATCTTATAAATTCTCCTACTCCTCACGATTTAAGTATTGGGCCCGATTCTATTTATAAGGCATGAACAAATTTGTAATTATAGAAACCTCAGAAGTATCTACTGTAGACTTCAACCAAGTTTTAGAAGATTCAGCAGACACGCTTCGATACTCATTCGATGGCACTAAAACATTTGTAAATTATAAAGGCGACCAACCCTCTTTCTTGGAAGGAAAATTAGAACATACTAATGCTGAAATACTTGAGATCCTAAAGGGTGACGAGTGGGCATTTTCTGCAGCGAGTGATTAACACTCAATCAAAACCTCTAACAAAATCAAGCAGTCTAATAATCTCATTTAAATTATTACAATCTATACGATCTGTAATGATGTTGCACCCTTCTCTGGTTCCAATACTATATCCATCTTCTTTTTCATCTTCGCGAATCAGATCGCTAATAAAATCGTGCGCTCCGTGAGACTTTAACCAATTCCAGTAGATTGCACGTGTTCCAAGAGGACAAACAAGCAAAATATCATCAAATATATAAGTTTTTGCATACAATGTAATATCGCGAAAACAAGAGATTTCACTGGGTGGTTCTGTTAGGCAAGATTGTATTTTTAATTGCATTTATATTTTATATATATCTGTATTATTTATTAAGAATTTTGTTTTATTGGGAAAATAAATTTCGCGGTTTGTCCTGACATGATCGTATCAAGACGAGAAGTTGCTCCATGTTCATTAACTTGTGTCCACCTAGGAATTGTATAGTTCATATCATTCCAAACCAACCCCTGCTCAAAAACATTGTCAGGTTTTTCAAAATTATCGAATATTAATTTATGACTTTCAATTGATCCAGCACTGCGATAGACGCCATGACTTCTGGCAATTATCGCTGAAGGGTCTTGAGGTATCCAGGGGCCATTTGTTTTATTTGGAGTAGTATTTAAAGAATTCATTTCGTCCATACAAAATCTGCCATAACTATAATGGTCTGCGTTATGCCAAATTTCTTTAAATATAGAAATATCGTGGGCTGAATTTAATTGAGAATGTTGCCACAATCCAGTCCCAGCCCCGTTCCAAGTGCTCGGAGAAAGGTAAGATAAATCACCCGTTCCAGGAGATACTTGCCCATCAGGCGTATTTTTAAACATATCATAAACCATATTCAAAACCGTCTGATCTAGTGTTGCGTGTGGAACCGGGCTGGATCCATCAAGAGCTCGACTTAAATAATCATTTTGATGAATATAAGCAGAAACTGCAATGTGTCCAACATAATTTAGGTTACCAGATACAAGTTGATTCTTAAATGTTTCATCCATATATGTATATATGCTACGCTGGGTATAATTTACCTGACTGGGCCAGGATACTGGAGACGCCTCTCGCAGATTTGGAAATTGACCGGTAGATGCCATTTTTTTGTCTCCTCCGTCTTTATCAAGAAATACAAGTAAAACACAAACTTTTGTTTGATAATCATCTTGGTAATCCCCCGGAAATGCGCTTTGATTATAAGGCTGATAGCATTGAGAAGCATGCACAAAACCAACAACGCATTTATTCTCTTCAATAGACCATTCTCCAGACATATGATCAAATGGATTACAAGAAAAATTACCAAAAACACTCGATGCTTTTTTTCCTAGCCGCCGATATATTACTTGTCCATTTTTTGTTGATCTTTTAAACATTTTATTTGCAAAATCTACAGTCTCTAAAGAATTATTGGTAATTATATTTTTTATACCTTCAAAATTTGGGGTGCTTGTGGATGTGCTATAAATAAATTGACTGCCTCTTTCTTGTTTTGTATAGAACTTTTTTTTATACTCGTAATTATCACCTTCATGATTATTAAAATAGTTTTTTATATTCATAATTTATTCAGCAAAAATGGAAAATTAAAGCTAATCAATTCCAGGGCAATCTGTACGTTTCTCAATTGACGTTGGTTGAGTTTTTTGAACTTGTTTGATAATTACCTAAGAAAGTTGCATTGTCGGCTATCGTTCCCGAAGGTGACGCTGCGGATGTAAAATACCAAGTATTGTTTGAACTCTTGAAGATCGCTGCTCGAAACGGAGAAGTAACACAAAAGTTACCATGAATGCTTGAAATACTCAAATTTTCTGCAGTGGTACGAGTATCACCTATGAAAGTTGCATTGTCGGCTATCGTTCCAGTAGTTGACGCTGAGGATGTAAAATACCAAGTATTGTTGGAACTTTTGAATACCGCTGCTCGCATAGTCGAAGCAACACAAAAGTCGCCATTAGAAGCTGACAGTATACTCAACTCATCTGATAAATAAAGATTACCAATGAAAGTTGCCTGGTCGACCATCACTCCCGAACTTGTCCTTGCGGATGTAAAATACCAAGTATTGGTAGAACTTTTGAATACCGCTGCTCGATACCTAGAAGCAACACAAAAGTCGCCACTAACGTTTGTTGCAATATTCGAGTTGTTTGCACTTGTGTGCGAATTACCCAAGAAAGTCGCCTGATCGGCTATCGTTCCAGTAGTTGACGCTGAGGATGTAAAATACCAAGTATTGTTGGAACTTTTGAATACCGCTGCTCGCATAGTCGAAGTAACACAAAAGTCTCCATTAGAACTCAGCATGCTCAACTCATCTGATAAATAAAGATTACCAATGAAAGTTGCCTGGTCGACCATCACTCCCGAACTTGTCCTTGCGGATGTAAAATACCAAGTATTGCTGGAATTTTTGAATACCGCTGCTCGATACCTAGAAGCAACACCAAAGTTGCCATCAGTATTTCCAGTACTGCCACTACTACCACTACCACCAGAAGTGTTTGATGTGTTACTAGCTTGAACCCACGCATTTGTTGGAGATCCTAGATAAATATAAATTTCAGCAAGAGTTGTGTCAAACCATAAATCTCCCTCGCCTGGATTGCTTGGTGGAAACTGCGAAACATCAACGGTTGCTCCGCTCAAAATTAGTTCATTTATTTTGTTTCGGATTTCATTAACGCCGACTTGTTGTTGGTCGCCTGGAAGTTGGTTTACCATAATGTTTATTACACTTTATTTTTTCTTGCTTATTTTTTCAATTACAAATTTTAATATTTTGCTTCTTAGTATGTCTTCTGCTCCAAAATGAAATGTATGTATGCCGCGAGCTTGACTTTCTTGGTCATTGAAGATAGAATACATGTCAGCAAATCCACTTTTGCCGTTGATGTCGCTTTGCATCGGATCGCCACAGATGATCAACTTGCTGCCCTCGCCCAAACGAGTCATCAGGGTTGTCAATTCTTTGAAGGTAAAGTTTTGACTTTCATCCGCGATTACGATTTCATCACGCCAACTTGCACCGCGAAGATAGTTGATCGGCATGCCTTTTACTATTTCTTTTTCTTTTATTGTGCTGGCTTGACCAGGAATCAATAGCTCGTCCAGCTTTTCATTCATTGGCATCATGTAAGGATTGATTTTTTCAGCCATTTCTCCAGGAAGCGCGCCGAGGCTCTTCTCGCCGCTCTCTGCGATTGTGCGTACATATGTGATGCCGCGCTCATTGTTCATGTTGTAAAGCTGTAGAGCGCCGTATATGGCCACGTACGTCTTGCTTGTGCCCGCGGGGCCACTGATGAATATTATTTTACTATCATTATCAAATATGATTTGTAATAATTGTTTTTGTTTTTCAGTGAGTGCAATTTTTTTAAGCTTGATGTTGGTTTTGGTTAATGATTTACGAATTTTTTCAATTTCCGCTTCATTCACGATTTCTGGTTTTTTCTTGCGTCGAGGCATGATATATATTATTGTAATATATTGTACACTTTTTTTAAGTTTTTTTTGAGGCGGTTTAAGAGTTAAATAATTATAAATAGGTTATTTTAGAAAGGGCCGCCGATTTTTTTTGGATCGAGCATATGTAGTAAATTATATAATGTGAATTTCATATTGAAAAAAGGCACCCCCC